TGCGCCCGCTGCGCCCGTTGTGCCTGTCGGACCTGTTGCGCCGGTCGGTCCGGTTGCACCGACTGCGCCCGCTGCACCGTCTGCGCCGTCTGCGCCGTCTGCGCCCGCCGCTCCGCTCGCGCCGGTCGGTCCGGTCGGTCCGGTTGCGCCCGCTGCGCCCGTTGTGCCTGTCGGACCTGTTGCGCCGGTCGGTCCGGTTGCGCCCGCTGCGCCCGTTGTGCCTGTCGGACCTGTTGCGCCGGTCGGTCCGGTTGCACCGACTGCGCCCGCTGCACCGTCTGCGCCCGCCGCTCCGCTCGCGCCGGTCGGTCCGGTCGGTCCGGTTGCGCCCGCTGCGCCGTCTGCGCCGTCTGCGCCGTCTGCGCCGGTCGGTCCGCTCGCGCCGGTCGGTCCGGTCGGACCCATTGCACCGTCAGCACCGGCCGCACCCGCCGCTCCGCTCGCGCCGGTCGGACCCGTCGCGCCATCAGCGCCGTTCGCGCCGTTCGCGCCGCTCGCGCCGACAGGTCCCGTTGCGCCTACCGGACCCGTCACGCCAAGACTAGCAATCATTTCCTCAAGCGTACACCATTCCGAAACGGGGCCTGCCCCATTTGGATTTTCAATCTCCATCTTCGCGTTGCTAGGCGGAGTTGGATCATGAACTGGAATTTCACCGATGGTATACGGACCAGTCATAGCCGATTACTTCCCGGCGCTTGCGCCTTTCTTGCCGACCTTCACCTTGAGAGGGTTAGGCGAACCGCGTCGGTGTGGCGTTACAGCAACCGGCGTGCCTGCGGGTGGAGTCCCCGCCGGAGGCGCGTTGGGGTCGTTGCCTGCATTGTTCGGGTCAGTTGGATCAGTGCCGCCGCCAGTATCTTGAAAGGACTGGTCGCTCGTATCATCCGGCGGCTGGCCGTGCACCATCATGCCGACAAGGCTTTCGGCCTCTTGTTCGATCTGATTGTTCTCCGCATCGAAGCTCAGGTCCGTCATGTCATTGAGGACCATCATGCGGTGCAGCGACTTGAGGGATAGAGGCAGGCCCAACTGCTTAGCCTGCATGAAGGCCAGCAAGCTCGCGCCCTGCACGTTCGCATCGGCGAAGTCAGTTTGCGGAGCAACAGAAACTTCGTTCGGGTCCTCGCCAACCCACATAGCGCAATACTTGAGGCATTGCTCAAGCGCCGCGCCAGCGGCGACAGAGATTTGCTGGATAGTGGTTGTGCGCGCAGCCACGCGAATACGCAATGCTTCGCCCGCAGCGCCGCGTGCACTGCCGACATCCATGAAGGCGACTCCGAAGCCCGCCGCAACTTCTTGGTCAGTCTTGAGGGCGTTCCGCATTTCGGCGAGACCGGCTGCACTGATGCCGATGTACTTCGCCTCGCCTCCGATACGCAAGTCGATCATGCCCTTGTTGCCGACGCGAAGCGTCTGGTTCTCGTCAACATCCGAGACATTGCCACCGATGATAACAAGGGTTTGCTGGCCTTGATAGTGGAGGGTCGCGCGGTAGTCGGCTTCGCCGCGATAAATCGTAAGCGCAAGATCGCTCAAGCCGAGGAGCGGCGCTTCGTCCGGCTCTGGCACAAGATCATTTGCACCGACGAACACGAACGGAATTTCAGGCATTGACCGACCGCCGATGGACGGCGTAATGAAATCGTCCGGGATCGGCATCGACATATCATTGACCTTGACGCACACCTGATAAGGCGCAACGAGCGGTGGTCTCGTCCATCCGCTTTCCAAGCTCGCCGGAGTGCCGCGCGTCAGAATGCGGTGCTTGCGCTCCATGACCCATGTGAAACCTTCGCGCTGAAAACCCGACTCGTCGAGCACGACAAGATCAAGAATGTTACGGCCTTCGTCACGGCGGCCAGCGTCCCAATTAATTAGGCGCTCAGGATCGTAGAACGAAATATAAGGGACGGCATTAATTGGATCGACGCCTGTCGGCGCATCAACCAACAATCCGCAGCGACCCTTGACAAGCTGCGCTTCGTTGACCCGGCGCAAAAGCATTTGCAAGCCTTCGCCTTGAACCGTCGCCTTGTCTAACATCGGCGCGAGCCGATCCGGCAGATTGATGATGGCGGGCTTCATGTGCATGATGCCGAGCATGGCCTTCACAGCGTCGCGCACAACGTCGTGGAAATACGCCCGGGTCAGATAGGCTTCATAGTCGCGCCAGCCGGGCGACGTGGGAGTCGTCATACCATCTTGGATCATGGCTTCGGATGGCGGCAGATAGTCAATACGCTTCCGCTTGACGGCGCGTTGACCCCGGTAGGTGTCCTCTAATTGTATCCATTCTCCAATTTTTTCAACAAAAAGAGGATGCTTGTCGTCGATTGCCAATTTAACCTCCCATCCATTTCGAGAGCGCGGCAGCGCGGGCCTCTCCGGGGGGATTATTCCGGGTCTTAACACGGTTAACGGAGCCGGGCAAGCCGCTTTATCCGCCGATGCGGCCCGACCTAAACGTGCCTATGTCGTACCGCAGCATGTACCGCATTTCGTCGCCGATATGGTCCTCTGAGTTGGTGTCCACATCGTCGGGATGCGCCACTCTGCCGCCACCGCCGCCGTCATCGCGAGGGAGGTGCGGGACCGTTCGCTGCCAATGCGGGCACCGGGACCCGACGATGAAAAGAGCCTTCTCCTCGCGGATGCCGTCCGGTTCCCGCTTGGTCGCCTTGAGCCGCTTCCGGGCCTGTTCCCATCCCTGTTCGCGGGAGCCGGGGCGCTTGTCGGCCCGCTCCCAAATGATGCCACGCCAGCGGTGACCGTTGATGGTGATAGGCAACTCAAAGTCGCTGGCAACAGACGGCCGACCATCTTCTTCGGCGAAGATGCTGGTATCAGCCGGGCCGCGACGCACCCGGGACCTGCCGGTGTTTTGATCGCGCCAGCCGCGCGCAAGCTCGTAGTCGATCATCTCTTTCTTGATGTCGTGGATAAGCTGCCTTCGCCCGGTGTTCTGATCCGAGGAGTTTTTTAGATTGCCGTAAAGCTCGCCACAGCGGAAGTAGTCGCCTCGAATTGTGGACAGCACAGTGCCGTCCTCGAACGTCAAGTCCTCGCCGTTGCTCACAGCGTACCATCCGCAGGACCACGGTTTCGTTGAGCCGTGGTCATAAGCGCGATAGATGTGCCAATTCAGCGGAACCTCGAAATCCTTGACCACGATGTTCTGCCGATGCGTCGCCCAAATATCGTCGAACATGCCGCCAGCCGTGATGTCCCACAATCCGTATAGATGCGAGTCAAGCTCGGCTTGATTACGCGCCGACGTGTAAAGCTGTTGAATGTACTCCGGCTGCACGCGCAGCATGATGATGTTCTCGCGCAGTGACCCGTGGTACGCGCGACGCGGCCGTTCTGGCATTCCACTCTCGTCAGTTGTCCCGCTAATGAGTGGCCCGACGATCTTCCAAATATCTTTGAGACACGGGTGGGTCGCCTTGGGGTCCTCGCCGACCTTGATCGGCCAATTAATTAAACCGTAACGAGCTTGCACCCAATTATGTCCAGCGCCGTAGGAGTTTGTGGTTGCGCGAACGCGCAACGGAATTCCTTTTAATGCGGATCGAACGACGGCCTGCATTCGCTTGAACGGTTTGTCATCAGGCCACAGCGTCAACTCCTCCCATCCGAGCCACGCATAGTTTGTGCCAAGGTGCGCGTCGGTATCCTCGACCGTCCCGATTGGCCGGAAGTATAGAAGCTCGCCTGTAGGGAATTCCCAAACGGAGTGAAGCTTGTTGTAGAACGCATCGGGCCACATCCGCTTGATCCACTTTTGACTCATCGAAATGATGTTGCCAAGTTCGGGATACGTGCGACGAATAATCATGCCCTTCCATTCAGCGCCGTAGCCCTTTCCAACTTCTTGACAGAAATCCATAATGAGCGTGAGGGTCTTACCCGGGCCTCGCGTCCCCTCGTACAGCGCCTCGAATTCTGGTGCCCCGAGAAAGTATTGCTGTGACCACGGGAGCGGTGCCCAAATCACTTTCTTCTCGCGGCCGTAATCATCAAGGACAATCGGGAAATACTCGTTACCTTCTTTCACGAATGCCTTGATGATTGGGCGGGGGACTTTCGGCAAACCGTCGCTGTCATCCGGGGGACGAAACATTACTCGTCCTCCACTTCACGAAACTCAACATCCACAGGAGTTGCGAGAGCTTCCGCTTCGCCCTCCTCAACTTCCTTGGGCTTTGCCCGTACACCGACGACCATCACGCCGCCTCGCACGCTAACGTCGAGCGTGTCATGCGAACCCCAACGGTCGCGGCGATAAGCGCGAAGCACTTTCTCCAAGACTTCGGGGTCCTGCTTTTCAATGCGCTCCGGAATTGGCCTGCCATCCTCGTCAAGAAGATACGCGGCGACTCCGGTGAACCCCAAGCCATCAAGCCCGGGGTCAATCTGATAGATCACACGGCCCTTGTCGCTGAGAACTTCGTAGTGCTTGAGGCCGTAGGAGATGAACGCATCCTCGACCACTTGAAGTGCAGTGTCCCGACATTCGTTGAAGTGTTCATGAAACCGTTTTGTCACGCCGTCGAAAGTCAAATCAAAACCGTCGCCGGGCTGACCCCGCTCACTTTTTTCAAGCCAATACTTCATGCCATTGACAGAGCATCCGGCCATAGCGCAAGCGCGATTGATTTGCGGGAATTGGAGGACGTAATTGAGCAAGCGTGTCAAACGCTCGGGGCTACTTTTCCTGCCGACTACCGTGCGGCTGCGCGACTCGCGCATAAGTTCACGCCCGGTAAGTTTTTTCTCCTGACCCATGTCAGCCTCCGAATTTCAGTTGCGCCGGACCATTCCGACGTGCGCGGCCATCCGCGCCTTATGCTTCCCGGATAAACTTTTCGATTTCATCCATGGTCTCACGGACCCGGATGCGTTCTCCGCGAATTTCTACTTCAACAACGCCCGCGATCTGCGCGTACAAGTCCTCGTTGATGCGGAACGCAAACGCCCGACCATCCAGAGTATGCAGAAAGATGATCGGAGCATCCATGATTGCCTCGCGTATCAGGCATTGTTCATCCCGTAGGTCGGATTGCCTTGCATCTGAGGCGCGGCGGGCGGATGCGTACCGACCGACTGCATACCCGCGTGCGGGGCGACGACCGGCCGGGCCGGTACAGGTCCGCCCGCTGGCGCTTGACCGGGCAGTGGCGGTCCCTTGCTGATCTGTGCGACCGGCGCGCCTTGAGTCGTGCCCTGCGCGGAAACGTCCGCAAGCGTCTTGACTGGCGGAGCGACAGGAGCGGGAGGAGCGTTCGGCGGAGCCGGGGGAGCGTTCGGTGATACAAAGGCCATGAGGTTACCTCTTATGCGGGACCGGCCGTGACTTCGGATGACCTTGCGAAAGTGCGCCCGCGACATCCTCGTCGGAAATTTGCTGACCGTATGCCGACTTGCGTCGGCGCTTCTTCGTCATCGTCGGACCAAAGGTGCCCTTCGGCACGATCACATCGGCGACCGTGGTTGAAGGGATCGGAGTGGCGGGACCATCCATTTTGTTACCTTCATGCACCCTTAAGTGACTTAAGGTGCTTTCAAGAGCACTTAACTCTTGCGCGACGACCGCTGATCCATCCCATAGCTGAGCGGCGGCGAGACGGCCGAAACCGTCCGCGTCTGCGGAGCGTTGAACGAGGGTTGCTTGAAATCCTTGGGCGCGACCGGATCGCCCTTATTAGGAGCGGCGCGTTGATCTAACCCGGCCTTCTCGAATGCGCCCTTCACATCGAACGGGAAAAGATCGACAGCCATCGCACTGCGCGTCGGGTTGCTCAAGTCCGTGTCCGAACTTGCGCCCATGTAGCCATTCTGGCCGTAGCCAGTTTTTGTGTTGTCTGCGGGCAGCTTGGAAGCGTCCGAAGCAAACTGCGGCATCTTTGATCCGACGACAAGATCACTCATGGTTCTCTCCATCCATTCAGCAATAGCGTTCCTCCGTCACCTTCGGTCTTGCGCGCGTATGCGAGGATCGGCTTGTGCCAGCGCAGGAACAACATGAGCGAAATAATTATCCCCCAAGCTGCGAACATCTGTGTCATCTGCATCATGGCCGATACGCTCCACGCGGGTTCTTTGGTATCAGCGGCGACTCTCCGCGATGGAGACCGTTCGCTGTTATCGGCTTCCCGCCAGTTTCAGTCGGCGAGAAAGTTCTTGTCTGACCGTCCGGTGCTTGCGGATTTGCATCCTGCCCCGTCCGATATTGCCCCGGTGTGAAGCCGGGGTGAATTGGTACGTCACCTTTCTCAGCGGGTGACTCGTCGGCTAAGCCGACATGCTGCATCTTTGCAGCGGTTACGGGATCAACATTCGGTTCCCCGTTCGGGAAATTGTTGCTCGATGCCGCATTGGACGTGCTCCATTGGGATGCCGCGCCCATGAATGCGACCGTGCCGCCCGGCGCAGTGCCGCCCTCGTTTGCAACATCCGACTCTTGCGGTTGTGTCGGACGTGCTGAGTCGGGACCTGAGTAACCTGTTCCACGTTGTTTGACCTTGCTCACGTTCCAAACCCCTGCCCGCTTGGATCACGAACCGAACCGTCGCCCTCTGTCTCTTGCGTGTCCGATCCTTCGGTGGGGACTTGAGCGGGATGGATAGGGACGTTCTGTGACCCGTCTGCAACTTGTTTCGTGTCGTCGGCTAGATCGTTGTGCATTGTGGCTGCGGCCTCGATGGGGCTGACCCTATCGAAGCCGGGAGCTTCGTTGGCTTCGGCTGACTGTGTGCCTTGTGCCGCTCCATGGAATGCCCGAGTCATTGACGACTACCCCGCGTTAGTTCGGGTCTTTGCCGGTATAAGCTGGAGCCGCGCCACTGCTCAACGTGACCGTTGCAGGCAGTTTTGTGCTTCCCGAAAGCTTGGCTTCACCGAGCACCTTGCCGCTCAAATCGCTGTCGAGTGAGCCGCGCAAGGGATCACCCTTCATGCCCCAAGAGGGCTGACCTGATCCTTGACGTTTGAGAACCTTGCCGCGCTCGGCCGGAGTCTGCGGGTCGAGTACATCCTTCGCCGAAGCGTCGGGACCTACACCCGGATGAATTGGAGCAATCGCGCTCGTCACACCTGACGGCGCGTTCTGATCCTTCATGCCTTGCGTGACGGGGAAGGTTGTTTGCGGCTTCTTCGCTGCGCCACCGCGCGCATCGTAATGGGTCTGATCGACGAATGCGCCGTCGTCCGGTCCCTTGCCAAGTCCGCTGCCCTTTACTGCCATAGCACCCTCCTAAAAGGAATTCGTTTTTCAGCCGCACAACGGCGACTTCGGGGCGAGGCCCACGGTGGACACTAGCCGAAATTAACTATGATGGCAACCGGGAATTAGCGGCCGAAAAAATGTAGGAGCAAAACCCATGGGAGCGGAGAGCAAAAGGTCACAAATGTAAGCCCTCTAACGATGCACCAAAAACCGCTCATAGGTTGCCCCGGATCAGGATGGACAGCACAAAAAGCACGACGATTATAGTGAGCAAGTCCATTTACTTGAACCCGGTGAATTTCTGCCCGGCGTCGTTCTGGTCCTTCATGCCCCACGATTGCTGGACCTGACCCGACTTGGGATGGCCTTGCGCGAGGCACGCTGCGGCATCCTTGTTGTCGCATTCCTTGCCGCCGTCCTTCACTACCTTAGCCATGAACCCCTCCTCCTAAAAACTACGACGGCTAGACCACTCGCTACCCATCCCGGCTTGATATTTATCTCACGGGCCAAAGCCTTGTCCGTCTAGCCGCCGTGCGTTGCGCCGTCCACAGTTTGTACTACAAATCCGAGACAGCGCGCAACCGGAGTTAGTAATAGCCCGGCATTGATGAAGGACCACCCGCGTTACTCGATGCGTTGAGATAGGTGTTCTTGTAGATGCCAAGCCCGCTCGACGATTGCTTCGTCGAGTTGAGCGTTCGTAAACCGAGTGCCGTCAACCCCGGATGATTGGCCGCTGTAGCGCGGCCGACGTTATTGACGCGGCCCTGATGCGCGGCGGAGCCTTTAGCGTTTGCTTGGCGAGTTGCCGCCGCTGCATCGCGTGCTGCCTGAGTCCACATGATTATCCCCCACGTTTCGGCCGCGCAGTTGTCTTTGGCGCAGTCGGATTTTTCGTCACGCTGCCCTTCGCCTGCTTAAGCGAAATTTCGAGTGTCTGCTTCGGTCCGCCGCTAGACTGGCTGAGTGCAGCGCCCGGTGCAGCGCCGGGTACACCGGATGCGCCGGGTGCGCCGGGTTGAAGAAATTTAGGCTTGGGTTTGGGCGGAGGCGGCGGACTGATCCATGCGGGCTTTCCATCTCGCTTGCCGAGTTTCGAGCCGTGCTGGCCGGTGAAACGCGCGACGGTCACTTCCGTAGCGAGCGGTCCAACGTGCCCGCGCATACGGTCCTTGTGATCGTAAATCGGGATGTGGTGCTCGTCCAAAGTGCCGGGCTTGTCACTCGGCTTCTTCGGCTTGGGCGGCATTACATCCGGTCCCTTGGTGCGGTTCTTAGTCATTCGCCAGTGCCGCCTGTCTTGATGCCTACGCCGTTCTTCACGTCCCAAATCTCTTTTTGGTTACGCGAAATTCCGGAGGCGATTGCCTTAGCCCGGTCTTGGATGTTTTCAGATGGATCGAGCGAGAGCTTCTTCGTGTCAGGATCGAGCCATCCACCGATGTGCATGTTCGGGTTATTGCCGAACACATCAGCATGAGATTGCGTGTACTTGTCGATGATGTCGCGAGCGCCCGGCCCGGAAAGATCGTGCGGGTCAACGGCCGTCGTGCGACTCGGCAACGCTACCATGTAACCGCCGCTCGGTTGCGTGCCTTGCGGCGTAACCGAGAAGCCTCCGCCGGGCTTCGTCGAAGTGATGACCTTCATCGCCGCGTCGCTGGTCTTTGGTGCGGGCTGTCCGACTTGTTGGACCCCCGCTTGATGCGCAGCACCGCCGCGTGCGTTGCTGCCGTGTCCGCCTTTATCCTTCATGTCACTTTCCCTTCGTAGCCGCCATCCGTTTCGCCCCCGGAGTGCCCGGCGAATAAACTACGCGATCAGGCGAGACACCGAGAAACGAGGCGTGCGCCGCAAGATGCTCGGCATCTGATCCTGTCGCGCCACCATGCACCGGCACGGGAGCCGACTTCGCGCCGCTCGCGAGCGTGGCCGCCGCATGCGCGTTGGACTCGACCGGCTGACCGCCACCAATAGCAGCCTTGGCCGAATTGTAAAGCCCATCATGAACTGGCGACGGACCGCCCTTCAAGTTCGAGATTTCCTTGTCGGAATACCCAAACCGACCGCGCAGCTTCGCTTCGGCTTGCTCTGCGGTCGGGCCACCAAGAAACAAACCCTTCATTGGGTTTTTAACGGTGTCCTTAGCGATGGCGTGCTCATGACCGCTGCGCGCCTCACTGCCGTGACCCTTTGCATCCTTTGCCATGTTACTTCCCCTGTCGCTTAAGCCGGTTTATCTCGCGAGCGCCACTGTTGAAACTACGCTGTTCGGCCGCATGATTGCGCGGGCCGCCGTACTTCGCCATGAAATCGGCGTTGCTCGGAAATGGCCCATGACCTGATTGTACGCCGGTCCCTTTCGGGTTTACTGCGGCAGACGGCCACCGATTGAACTGAGGAGCCGGGCCACCCCCGCGCGGGATATTCCCACTCGATTGCCAAACAGCCGGATCAGGATGCGCAAGCGCATCGCTTCTGCCGCCCGCGCCGCCGTGTACAGGCACCGGAGCCGACTTCGCACCGCTCGCGAGCGTCGCCGCCGCGTGAGCGTTGGATGCGACCGGCTGACCACCGGCCACCGCAAGATGTTGCGGATGTTCATAGCCCTTCGTTCCATCTTCCCACTGGACCGGAACAGAACCCATAGCAGGCGACCGATAGGTGCCATCATTCGCTTGCTCGACAGGAAACGGTTTTACGACGATGCCCGACCGGCGGACGCCCATGGTTCTTGTAACCGATGCGCCCGGCTGCATTGCACCGCCGCCGCGCTTCTCACTGCCGTGTCCGCCTTTGTCCTTTGCCATGACTGTCCTCCCCTTTAATTCATTTCAGGTCCCCACGACGCGGCACGATGCTTGATCGTGATACCGTTGCCGTGGATTGCCCGAGCCGTATCTTCGGCCGAACCTTTATCACTCTCGAAAGTATGGCCGACTCCATTCGGGATCGCGTATTCGCCATCTTGATGTTTGATCGTGACTTGCTTGCTGCCATCGCCCATCATCTTGACGCCAGCTTGCGGCCGACCGACTTGTTGCACACCTTGCGAGTGCGCGCCAGCGGCAGCGATGTGGCCGCTCGGATTGTCAAGAAAATCATTAAACCCGCGAGCGGTTCGGCTTAACGGCTTATATCCTTGTGCCTTACGCGCAGCATCCATGCGGTCGGCAGTGCTGCCGCCGCGACTTTCACTGCCGTGTCCGCCTTTATCTTTTGCCATGATCTTAGTCCTTCGTTACTGGCGCGGCCTTACGATCTACGTCCAGCGTTGCCTTCGGAATTACTGCACCCGGTAACCAGTCGGCCCCTTGCTCGGACTGATGCTGTGCAATTGTGCCCTCTCGCATAAGACCAAGCACGCGTGACGCTGTTTCAAGGTCCGCTTGAGAGATAGACGGATGCAATGGGACCTGAGCGGATTTCGGATGACCTTGCGCGAGCGCCCGCGCGGCCAGCCGGTCATCGCCGCCACGGCCGCCAGCGCCGCGTCTATCACTACCGTGTCCGCGTTGGTCCTTCACAGCTTACCCCTTGTAGGTGCGGCTCGACCCGCTCTTGATGTCGGGCGCTTCGTCATGCTCCCAATTCGCGGCGGCTTCCTTGCGTACCGCCGGAGAGAACTGTTGATGCCACGGTGCTTTATTCTCGCCCGTGCTGCCGCCCGCTTTCGCATACGACTGCGCAGCGTGGTCGGCATGATACCCCCACAGCTTCGTCGCCTTGTCGGGATCGTAGACGCCCTTGTCCATTTTCTTGCCGAGGTTGTCGCGAACCGGCTGCAATGACTGCCGATGCAAGTCTGCGTCATTGTCAGCGAACATGCGAAGATCGCGTGACTGCGAACTTTCCGGCGGCAACATCGGCTTCGTGCCGACTTGCTGCACACCTGCCGAGTGCGCGCCAGCGGCAAGAGCGGAAAAGTTCTTGGTCGCCTGTGAATTTGCTGCCGACTCCGCCGCAGTCGGTTGACGACCAAACATCCGCACCCCGCCTTGGAGCTTTGGGTTATAGACAGGCGTCTTACTGCTTGCACTTGGCGCGTAGTCGCCACCGCCGCGCTTCTCGCTACCGTGTCCACCCTTGTCCTTCATGTTAGCCTCCCATCAAATTCTTGATGCCCTGCCACAGTCCGGCTTGATGGCCCGAACCTGTGCTCAGCATCCGGCCGCGCAAATCAGAAACCGTGCGTTGCATATCCGTCTTGAAGCCCGGGGCCAATTGCTTGCCGCTCGCATGAAAACCGGCCGTGAGTCTCGGTGTCATGCTATGACTGGAGGCGCTACTGAATGATGCACCGCCGCGTCCAGAACTACCGTGTCCTTTTGCATCCTTCATGACCGCCTCCGATTTTCTGCGCCGCGCGGGAGCGCAACCGAACGCGCCCGATCCAAATCTGTTTTCGCCGCTGCGAAGCTCGACCCAAGCGGGACAACATCCGACTTCGGATGACCTTGCCCGAGCGACATCGCCGCCATCCGGTCTGTAACTGAGGACGTGGGATAGCGACCCTCGTCCGCTGACTGCCGCATGGCGATCCTCTCGCCTGCCGCCGTCGAAAGAGAGCCGCCTTCCGCTGTCCGTGCGGCGCGCTGATTTATCCCGTACTTCGATGTCGGCGCGGCGAGGTAGCCGGTCTTGCGACTCGGACTTCCAACAGTATCGAGCCGCACAACGCTGCCGCCGCGCGAACTACTACCATGGCCCTTTGCATCTTTCATCGGCATTACTCACGATATAACAACGAGGGAACCGCCGACAACCAAATCCCGTAGGATCGGTTAACCAGCGGTTACTTGCCGTTGTGGTAGGTGGAGTCGGTCTCGCCAAGGACTTGAGAAGCCTTGTGGCGCACTGTTGCAGCCTGAGCCGGAGTGATATTGCCCTTGGCAAGCGACCGCCCGACAAGCCGCTTAGCGGCGACCGCGTGCGATGTGTCGCCAATCGGAAACTTGCCGCCCGGCAACGCGAACTTGCTCGCTCCGCCGGTATGATGCTTGCGCTGTGCAGCGGTCAAAACAGCCATGACGCTCTCCCTGAATTACAGAGAGGGGGGATGACCGCTTTTAGCCTATATTATCCAAGCGGGCAACCCGGCATTTCTTCAACGATATTTTAAGTAGTTAGGTGCCCCTCGCCGCGCGCCGTCCGACCCTCGTTCGCGCTGCCGCGTATAGCGCAATGGCAGTGTTCATCACATCAAGCCCGGCGCTCTTTTGCCTTGACGGTCCGGCGAGGAACGGCCGAAGCGCGAGCGGGACGCGCTGTCGGATCGCGGCAGTTTGGAACGACTCGCCTTGCTGCACCTTACGCCGCTTGGTGCGACGCAAAGCCCGAAAGCATCGTCCGGTGTGAGCACCCATTTCCTTACTCCTGTTCGTCCGTATCGTGCCAGATAACGAGCACGACCAGCGCGCCGATGATAACCAACACGGCGAGCATGACAAGCCCGACCGTAACTCGCAACACACAAAACAGCGCGAGTAACAATCGGTAAGGCAAATTCCAGAGAGCGCGTAGGAATTTCATTTCTGTTTCCGTTTCTTCTGTTTGCGTTGATTGATCGTGAATACCGCAACGTGAATGTTACGCTTTGGGTCCGTGTATAATTCTTTACGCCGAACCATACCACGCCGAACCTGCGCTGTCTTGCGGTAATCGCGATAACCCTTAACACGAATGCGCCGACCGTAACGCCACTTCCCTTTCGAGTCCCGCACCGCGAAGTTGTCCGGGGTTACCTGATAAATGTACTTGTGGACGAGGCCGCAGTCGCAGCACGACACAAACGAAAATGGCATTGTAGGATATTGCCACTTACCTTCTTCGGCCTTTGGATACGCGAACTTTTTTGACAACGAGGGACTTCCTGAAAAACCGGGCGGGCTTCCATCGCCATCGTGGATGTACCACTTGCATCCTTCCTTGTCGGCGTCAAACTTCTTAGGTCATCGGCCTTACGTCGCAGATGCGCGAGTCGCTTTATACATACGAAATCCGGCCGCGTGTCAAGACACTAACGGCCGGATTACGATAGTAACGCTGGCAATGTTAGTAACGCTGGCAATGTTACGGAGATGCCGGGGATGCCGGGATCACTGCCGCCAGCTTGTTGTTCGCCGCGACCAGCGCCGCGTTGGCAGCTTCGATTGCAGCTTCGTCACCGGCATCAATGCCAGCCGCCAACTGCGACTGTGCTGCCTGCAACAGAGCCAACACCGCAGCCACGTCAGTCTGCAATGCGGCTACGTTTGCCTCAAGGGCTAGAACTTGAGCGTCCATGTGTGTTCTCCACTCTTGTAAAAAGCGGAGGATGCGATTGGTATCGAACATTGTCATCCTCCAATGGGTTTCGGGGCTTTACGTCGAGAAGGTGTTGCCCTGCTCGTCGTCCTCCAAGTCTACGGCGGAGTGACCGTCGTCATCGTCTACCGGCACGGGCATTCCATCGTCGGATGCAGTGCCATCGGCCGGAGACTCCGGGGCCGGGCGCTTCGCGGGCTTTGCGGGCTTTGCGGGCTTGTCCGGCTTATCATGATCGTGCTTATGCTTGCTCATGTGGTACTCCCCCTGCCTGTTCTGGAATGTGCCGGGAAGATTGCATAAAAAATCGAAAGGCGCAACCCGGTCTTTTGCCGAGACGTTCACCCCGGTCGCCCTATATCCTAAAGCCTATAATCAACCGCAATCTTTATCGGCGGAAGCCGATCAGGTAGCCGTCCTTGCCAGCCTTGAGCGGATGAAAGGATCGAGTCGTCGGGTTCTCCGCGCACGGCACGCCAAGATCGCCGTGCCGCTTGTGAACCCGACAGGGCCAGTCGGCCTCGATACACGGAAACTGTCGGCCGGGTCCGCAAATCAGCACGTCGTTTTCCTTCACGCTGAAAAACAAGATTGGCCGGAGTGGGTATTCACGCAGCGGCCCGAACGCTTTTTCGTATTGCCCTCGGAGCACCACATGACAGTACATAATTTCGGGATCGTTCTCGATTTGCTTTTGCGTGTAGAGTTGTGGCTCGAAATTGGTCTCGCACATCACACGATATAAATCGCTGTGCGGTCCGCTGTTCCAGAACAACCCAAACCAGAAAATCGCTTCGTCGGATTTGCACTGATCCTTGAGCGCGTCGCGCATGTTTTGCAGAGTCAGTGCCATAGCGCGACCCCTACAATAAAACCAATTATAAGACCCCACATCAAACACGACACCCACAACGGCGGCGGCTCGAAGGGACCGCCTCTCGCGCACTCGTCGAGATACTTGCCCCAATCTTCGTCGGACATTCCTTTGGGCTTGTTCATGACCGCAACCACACTTTCAGCGCAGCTTGGCGCAGCCGCTCGCTAAACCCGTAGACTCGCCACGCTCCCTTGTTGAACCAAAGAGAGACCCGAGCCACGTAATACCAAAATTGGTTCAAAGTTCGATGACCCCGCTGGCCTTGCGCACATCCATTTCGGCGATGATAAGCGCGGTGTGCTCGAAATGCTTGGCCGCGTGTTCGTGCGCCCACGCATCATACAATTGTTCGTAGGTGAGCGCCTTGAGCGTAAGCTTGTACGCTGTGATTTCTTTGTGCGTCAGGGCATCCATGATTATTCGTCCAAAAACTTCATCTTGCTTAGTTCGCCAATATCGAAGCCTCTCGTACCGACCTTACCTCGTTTGTTGATCCGAAGTCCATAGCAAGTTACGGCAGCGTTACGCCGAACCTCAACTTGCTTAAGAACGTAGTCCCGGCCGTAGGTGCGCACGCGTTTGCCGATCAGCAAGGGGCGAACTTCTTTGAGCGTTGCTTTCGCATCCTCACCGAGCCGGTCCGCATCTTGCTCGTAGCCGAAAAGTTCGCGCAATGCTGAGTCGAGTACCGTTTGAGAATTGCTCACCCCAAACCGTTCCTCTCGTCGCACAAGCTGCCAAGCCATAGCACGAAGGCGAAGCTACCCGCCGATGCAAAGATGCCTGCGATTGCCCACCACATTACGTGTTCTGCTTCCGATCTTCCTTAAACGCACGCTTTGGGCAATAATATCCGTCGTGGTCGGCGACGATCCGATGCGCTTCCCCGTTCGAGAGTCGAACCGGGATGCCCTGTCCGACAAGCTGCACGCACTTGCGCGTGTCAGCTTTCGGTGCGTGATGGAGTCGGGAATTCATGTGCGTAGCTCCGGTTATGGACATTGTGTTCGGCGAAGTTCATCTGATACCCGGCGACGTAACTCGGTCACCCGGCCGCGACCGTATGGGCGGCCGACACTGACTTCCTCGCCAAGTTCTCGCGTCATTTCGAGTTGTTCTCGTCAAACTTTTTCATGCGCGCCTGCGCGGCGGCGTCAGCGTTGCCGACGCGCCGCGCCCGAATATCATTCGCCCGCTGACAATGATCGGGGTCAGCGGTGCAACCCTGCGACCGGCAAAGCGGATAGATATCACAGTCGGTCATACCTATTTCCTTTTCCGAGCGCAACAGTGGTCGTTCGGCTCGCGCCTGCCACACTACGTTCCGACTTCTTCCCCGCGTCGGCGCTGAGCCGATATTCGCTTTTTAGCGCGTCTCTCAGGCCGGACTCTTACGCCGCTCGGCTTTCTAAAAACAGATGCTCTCGCGACTTCGGAGTGACATGCAGAGCGTCAGAGAGGAGCTACCCTCTTGTGTGCCGTGCGCAGCAACCGCACGCCCCGTGACTGTTCGATGCACGTCACTCCGAAGTGACGAAAGAGAGCGAGGGGGCGAATGTCGGGCGGGACTCACCGAGGAGCGACCCCGACTTACCCGCAAGCACAACACCCACCTTTCAGCGCCGTCAACGCCCGGCCGTCCCTTGCGGGGTGAAGCGCCATTCCGGGGAAGCTTGCTTCACATATCGACGTTGCTCGCCCATGCCCTACATAACAAAACCGCCGAACAGGTCAACCCCTGATCGGCGGTTGTAGTTAATTCCAAGTTTCACTCCCCGAATTCGCAGTTCTTGGCCGCGTAGTGGTAGCGTCGCATTCCATCGTCGCCCGGTTCGCCGATAGTCGGCTTGCACCGGGCCACCCATGCCTCCTCGCGAGCCTTCGCGATGGCACGATCCTCA